CGTGCCGTCCTCGTAGAACGTGCTGCCCACGCCAAGCGTGGGAACGCCGGCCGGGCACAGGTAGGGCTTGAGGTACAGGCCCTCAAACACCAGGCACAGGCCCCGCGCGGTCTGGACGGCGCTCATTTGTTGCGCTTGCCCAGCGAGCGGTCAGCAAAGAAGAACCCCAGCACGGTGCCGGCCAGGGTGACGTCCCACTCGTCCATCTTCCAGTTCTGCTGGCTGAGCTTCAGGCACCACAGCACCAAGGCGATGGTGGCCGCAGACGGGCGGATGATGCCGTTCCACACGTCCACCAAGGCGTAGCCCGTGGGCTTGAATGCGTTTTCCATGACCTTGGCAAAGGCACCCGCTTCGGCGGTGGCCACATCGGCTTCAGCCTTGGCCGCCACCATCTGGATGCCCAGCTCGTGCTGCAGCGTGAGCGCGGCCTGCATGCGCTGGTGCGCCAAATTGTCCAGCTCGCTCTGCAGGCGCAAGCGCTCGATCTCGTGGGCGTGGTCCTGCTTCTTGTTGACCCAGGACGAGACCTCGCCCCAGACCATGCGGAAGACCGAGCCGCCGAGGAAGGAGAACAGGGCTTCGATCACTTGACCCACCGCGAGCCAAACTGCACCAGCGTGAACAGCACCGCCGCAGCCGCCCACACGCCGATGCCGCGGTTGATCCACTGCTCCACCTTGCGGTCGGTCTTGTGGATCATCGTGTCGTGCACGGCAATGGAGGCTTCGCACTTGCCGATGCGTTCGCCTTGCGAGGACTGGCGTTCCTCAATCAGAATCAGACGTTGGATGGCGTCGGTCAGCTTGTCCACTTTGGACTCAAGGCGGCGGAAGTCGTCGTCGGTCATGGCGTAAAAAAGCCCGCGGCTAGCGGGCTGGGAGGTGGTGGATGGAAGTGGATTGGTATCGGTTCTTTGGGACCGCTTTGGTGGTCAGCGTGATCGGCCCGCTGTTTTGGCTGGGCGTGAACGTCCTGGAGAACCGGCTGCGCTTGGGCTGGACGCTACTGCGCGAGCGCCTCCGCCGACGGCACCGTGAGCAAGCCGAGGCGGCCCGTAGCTTGCTCAAGTAGGCGCCGCGCGGTCGGGTTGTCCTGCAGCCACTTCTTGTTGGCGCGCTCCATCAAGGCGGCGGCTCTTTGCGGGTCTAGCAGGGCATCGGCCAGCATGGCTTGCATCTTCTGGTCCGTGTCGCGGTAAGCCCAGGCCGTGGCGCGAGAGACGCCTGGCAGTTCCAGCAAACCACCCACCGCTTTGGGCATGCCCGATTGCTGAGCAATGTTTTGCATGCTCAGCTTTTGGAACGTGTCAGACCCAACGCCTCGTCCCAGGTCTTGCGCGTTGGCCTTGCGGGCAAGGTCTTGCGCCACGCCTTCGACCAGTTGCATCTGCTGCGGCGTCAGCACGTTGTTCATGCGCGCGCCCGGGAACCCCGTGGCTTTGGCCGCCAGGGCATCGGCGTTGCGCAGGGCGTTGGCATAGGTGGCCCCGGTTTCGCGCCCCAACGCTCCGAAGTCCGCCAGCGCAGGTTGCGCTTTGTCCAGCAGCGCGCGGCCAATCTCCATCTGGTTGATGGGCTTGGATGCCGCGGCAAACGCTTGCCTGCCAGCGTCGTACTCCGGAATGTGCTGCTTGAGCCAGTTCTGGAACAGGTCGTTGGTCTTGTTGGCGTTGGACGCGGCCGTCTTGCTGGTGTAGCTGGACGAGCCAAACTCGCCCATTTCGTCCAGCGCCTTCTTGATGTAGTGCGCGCCTTGCCCAATCAGGGCGACGGGTTCGCCCTTGGAGTTGCGGAAAAAGATGTCGGTCAGGCCGGTGTCGTTGGCCAGCTCCTGCGCGCGCGTGACTGCGGTCTTGAATTGGCCGCGCATCATCAGGCCCTTGAACGTGTTGTCCAAGGGCGCCACGCCTGCATCGGCTTGGGCGTACAGCGCGTCTTTGGCTTGCTTGCGCGCGGCTTGGGCGGCTGCCATTTGCGCGTCGTCTCCAGCCAAGCCACGCAGCGCATTCAGACGCGCCGAGGATTGCTCCATGGCGCGCCGGGTGTAGGCTTCGGGGTTGGCCGCAGCAGCAGCACGCTCCAGGGCCGAGATGCCACCGCTTTCCGCCACCTGGGCGGCTGTGGGTAGGCTGCCAGGCACCAGCTCTGTTGCGCTCTTCAAGCGGTTGATGACGTCGGGCGCCGCATCTCCCGCCACGCGGTTGAGCACACGCCCTGCAATGGTTTCTCGGCCAGCGTTGAACAGCGGCTCAGCAAATGACCACGCGGTCTTGGTTGCAGCACCTGCCACCGGCAACACCGCACCAGCAGCCGCCCCCATAGCCCCGCGTTTGGCGCGCTCTTCGGCCGAGCCGTACTCCAGCGCCCCAGGCACCGCACCGGCCAGCGCCATGCGACCCGCGTTGCCCCACAGCGTGGCAGCACCGCCACCTGGCAGCACCATGGCCGGCGCCGCCTCGCCAATCCCTGTGGCCCAGGGCCGTGCGTCTTTGAGCGGCTGGTAAGCACGGTCGTCCGCCTCGGCGCGAGCCTTGAGTTCCGCTTGCGCGGCATCGTTGCCGGTCGCGCCGTAGTAGAGCTGCTGCATGCCCTTGCCCAGGCGGTCAAAGGTGCGGCCGGCGCCGATCAGCAGGGTCTGCCCCACGCCAGGCGTGTCTTCCGGGGCGAGCTTTGGTGGTGCGGTCGCTTGCTTGCGCGCCGCCAGGATGGCGTCAGCCAAAGAGCGCGCTGCAGGCGCATCGCCAGCACGGTGGGCGTTGACCAGGGCGTCTTCCAGTTCAGCAAGCGTGGCCATCAGCGGCTCCGGTATTGGTTGACCAAGTCGTCGACACCTACAGGCTCTTGGTCTGGTTTGCCTGGCGTCTTGTTGATGTTGGCCTTGATCTTGTTCATGATGCGTTTGAGGTCCGTGGCCTGCTTGGCCAAGGCCTCGTTGGACGTCACCATGCCTGTCATCGTGAGCGGGTTGCGCACCACGGCTTCCATGATTTGCAAGTCAGGCCCGTTGAGCACGCCCAGGTTGTAGGCCTCCTTGGCCTGCAGCATCATGTTGTTGTAGACCGTGCCGATCTGTGCGCGTTTGTCGGCGTTCAGAGCGTCCGGCTTCTTCCACGTGCTCAATGCGCCAACGTACTCATCAACCGCTTGGCCCAGCGCGTCAATACCCACCACTTGGTTTTGCTGCTTCTCGCCCAGCTTTTGATTAGGCCGCACACCTGGCACAATGGCCGGCGCACCGCCATCTTTGCCTGGCTGGAAGAACACCGGGTTGCCGTTGTTGTCAACGCCCGCCACAGGGGCGCCATAGGTGACGTTCACTGGCGCTTGGTGCGTCGTGGCTTTGGTGATGGCGTTTTGGTAGATCGCGCGGCGCGGGTCACCCGGCGGCAGTGCGTTCATCTCGCTCATCAGTTGCGCCACGGGGCTCATCTTGGCGGGGTCCGGCATGGCGTCCACCAGAACCCGGTTGGTCTTGGGCTCCAGCAGGCGCTCGTTGGCACCCAGCTTGATGGGCGTGGTGTCCTTCTGCGTGGCCGTGAGGTAATCCATCGGCTTGAGCTGCCGGGCCTGCAGGGCGTCAAACAGGAACTGGCTGCGCGGGTCCACCTGGGGCATCCTGGCGGCGTTGGCCGCCGTTGGGCTGGCGTCTGCGCCCAGGGCTTGCAGCGCTGCCGCCCGAGGGCTGGGGATGCTGCTGCGGAACTGGTCATCCCGCGCCGCTTGGGCCTCGCGCTCGGCCGCCGCTCGAGCTGCCTCGTTGACCTGCAGGCCGCCGAGCTGCTGCTGCAGCACAAACTGCTGCTGCGCGCGCAACTCCTGCGCTGCGCGCTGCGCCAACAGTTGCTTGCGCTCCTCCTCCTCTTGCTGCGCCTTCTTGGCCGCCAGCATGGCCGAGGTGTAGCCCTGCATGCCCTGCACCAGCCCCGCGCCCAGGTTGCGCTGGCTGAGCAGGCCGCCGGCCAGGTTCAGGATCGCCGCCGTGCGCGGGTCTTCCCAGCTATCGCCCAACAGTCCCATGGTCAGCCTCCAAAGCCACGCATGGCCATGTTTTGCATGTTCAGCATGTCTTGCTCTCTTTGACGACGCTGCGCCGGCGACATTTCAGGGCCGCCGCGATACATCATGTCCATCATTCCGCCGCCGCCACCAAACGCCTGCGGTGGGCCGTCGACCTTTGCTTGCGGCATTTGCGGCATGCCGCCGCCCATGCTTGCCATATTCATGGCCGGCAACCCGCCGCTCAACGAACTAGGCATTCCGCCAGGTTGCGTGAAAGGGTTGCCCGCCATGCCGGACCCCAGCAGGCCCAGGCCGGTGTTGCGCAGGGTGTTGTAGCCCTCGGTGTACTGCGGGCTCTTGTAGTAGTCGGCCGTCATCTGGGCGCCTTGCAGCATGAGCGGGTTGCCGCCCTTGTTCTGGTTGAACCAATCGGTGGCCGCGCCCAGGTAGCCGCCCTTGCCGTCAGCACCGTAGAGCAAGGCTTCCATGCGCGGGTCCAGGCGCTGCTGGGTGGTCTGCTGCTTGTCGCCGGAGTTGGCCGCGCCGGCAGCAGCGCCGAGCAGGCCGCCGATGGTTTTGCCGGAGAGGCTGCCCAGTGCGCCCAGGCCAGCGCCTGCTGAAGGAAGCCCAGCTTCCATGGCGGCCACCGTTGCCGGTGTCATCCCCGCCGTCAATGAGCCGATGCCGCCTGCAGCAGCGCTGCCTGCCCCGGCTGCTGGGAGACCAGCCTCAAAAGCTGCCACCGAGCCCGGGGTCATACCAGAAGTCAACGAGCCCGCGCCACCGCCCCCCAGCAAGCCACCACCGCTGAACATGCTGGGCTGGCCCAGCGCTGCGCCAATCCCGTTTGCGCCCAAAGCCGCCAGCGCTAGAGGCGCCATGTCCTTGGCAAACTCCCCCGCCAGTTGGAATGCGTTGCCGGGCTTTTTGAACTGGCCTTCGCCGACAAAAACCCCCTGCGGGTCATAGCGCTGAAAGCTCTGGCCGTAGGCTGTTTGGGCCGGGTCGTACATTGCGTACCCCTCTACGGGGCCGGGCGCTTCGCCGGTTTCCGAGCTGGCCGGCATGCTTTGCAGGGCCTGCAATATCAGCCCTGGGTTTTGCGCCAACAGCTCTTGCATACGTGAATTCATGGTCGCTCCTTGTGATCAACCGGGACGGAACAGGTTGCCGAACTGCATGCCCGCCACGCCGCCGCCAATGGCGTTGCCCAGCCAGTTGCCGCCCGGGGTGGTGGTGGTGTTGCTGCCGCCGTAGCCCGTGAAGGGGCTCAGCATGTTCCCGTAGCCCTGATACGGCATCAGGCCGGCGTTGTACTGGCCCAGGCCGGCGTTGTAGAGGCCTTGGCCCTGGCCTGCCAAACCAGCTTGAGCGCTGTTGAACATGTCCATGCCCAGGCGCATGCCCGACTGATCCAGCCCGCGGTTGGATGTGTAGAAGTTCTGCATGCTGTTCTGGTTGCCCAGCGCCAGGTTCCCCAGGCCCAGGTTGTAGTTGTTGTTGGCGTTGTAGTAGCCCAGGCCCAGGTTGCCGTAACCGAGGTCCCGAGCGGTCTGCGCTTGGTACTGGTTGACGCCCAAGTTACCCATCCCCAGCGCGTAGTTCTGGTCCATGCCGTAGCGCTGGTTGGCGGTTTGCTGCTGCGCATTGGCCAGGTTGCCGTAGCCCAGGTCACGCTGCGTCTGGGCCTGGTACTGGTTCACCCCCAGGTTTCCCAGGCCAAGGTTGTAGTTCTGGTCCTGGCCGCGCATCGTGGTGGCCGCGCCCACGTCGGTGGCGTAGCGCTGGTTCTGCAGACCACCTAAGCCCAACGCCATGTTCTGAGCGCTGTTCTGGTAGCCCAGGTTCAGGTTGCCAAAGCCCAGGTCGCGCTGGGTCTGGTTTTGCATCCCCGCGATGTTGGCCTGGTTGTTCAGGCCCGCGTAGCCGAGCTGGGTTTGCGCGTTGGCGATGTTGGCCTGGTTCTGCAGGCCGGCGTAGCCCAGGCCCAGGTTGCCGTAGCCGAGGTCGCGCTGGGTTTGCGCCTGGTACTGGTTGGTGCCGGCGTTTTGCTGCGCCACGTCAAGGTTGCCCAAGCCCAAGTTGTAGGACTGATCCGCTTGGCGATTGCCCAGCGCCAGGTTGCCCATGCCCAGGTTGTACTGATTGGCAGTTTGCTGCTGCGAGTTCGCCAAGTTGCCGTAGCCCAAATTCAGGTTGCCCTGTCCAAGGGCGTAGCTTTGGTCGGCCTGGCGGTTGCCCAAGGCTAAGTTGCCTTGTCCCAGCGCGTATTGGTTGGCGGTCTGTTGCTGCGAGTTCGCCAGATTCCCCAAGCCCAGGTTGTAGGACTGGTCCTGCCCCCGCTGAGCGGTGGCGTTTTGCATGCCGGCAATGTTGTACTGATTGTTCAGGCCGGCGTAGCCCAACTGGTTTTGCTGGCCGGCGATGTTGGCCTGCACATCCTGGCCGCGGGTGGTGGTGTTGGCCCCCACGTCGGTGCTGTAGCGCTGCTGCTGCAAGCCGCCCAGCCCCAAGTTGTAGTTGAGGTCTTGGCCCCGGGAGGTGGTTGTGTTTTGCAGGTTGGCAATGTCGCGCTGGGTTTGGTTGCCCAACTGCGCAGACTGCAGACCAATGTCCTGGCCGCGCTGTGTTGTGGACGCCCCCACGTCCGTACCGTAGCGCGAGGTTTGCGCTCCCACATCGGTGGCGTAGCGGTTGATGTCTTGCCCGCGTATGGCCGTCTGAGCGCCCACGTCCGTGGCGTATTGCTGCTGGCCAATGTTGCGCAGTCCGACGTCGTAGTTGAGGTCTTGGCCGCGCAGGGCCGTCTGGGCACCCACGTCGGTGTTGTAGCGCGAGGTCTGGGCGCCGACGTCCGTGCTGTAGCGCGAGGTTTGGGCGCCAACGTCGGTGGCATAACGCGACGTTTGCGCACCGACGTCGGTGCTGTAGCGCGAGGTCGCCGCGCCCACGTCCGTGGCGTAGCGCTGCTGCTCAATCCCCTTGTTGCCGATGTCGTAGTTCAGGTCTTGCCCACGCATGGCGGTGTTGGCCCCAACATCCGTGGCGTAGCGCTGCTGGTTGATGCCTTGCTGGCCCATGTCGTAGTTCAGCGTCTGGCCACGTTGCGTGGTCGCATCCTGAATGCGCGCGATCTCTTGCGCATTCTGCAAGCCCCGCTCTTGTCCGTAAGCCGTGCCGTACAGGTTGGACATGGCATCCGCCAACCCCTGGTTGGACAGGCCCGCGGCCAAGCCTTCAGCGATGCCTTGCCGGCTGCCGCCAAAGCCTCCCGCAGCCATCGCCCCGCTGCGCAACCCTGGCAGGGTGGTGTAGTTCAGCGTCTGGTTGTAGCGGTTAGCCAGGGCTTGTGCCTGGGCGTCAAGGTAGGGGTTGAATTGGTACGGGACGGCCATCGTTTCACCTCGTCAGAGCTTGACCCACGTGGACCCCACGCGGGCATAGAGCCCGGCACCGCCGCCGGGATTCCAGTTGGTTCCATCAGCCTTGACCACCATGCCGTCACGCGGTCGCAGCGGCGCGACGTTGAGCGTGTCCAGGAACACGTACGGCTGGGGGGCTTCCATCGCTTTGCGCAGGTTGGCCAGCTCCTGCAACAAAAAACCCGGCAACGCGGCCGGGTCTTGAGGGGGAATCGTCGGGTTGTAGATCATCAGTAGGCCCCGCGTTTCATCACGTCCAGGTCGATGCTTTTCAAGCGCCAAGCAAAGCTGCTGGTGCTCTTGATGCGCAACGACAAGAACCGCCCCGTGGCAAAGGCGTCTGCCTTGCGCGTGGAGCCGATGGTGTAGGTCACGGGGGGTGACCAGATGGGGGCGACTTCCGCATCCATGGTGGCGCCCACCTCCACCGTCAGCGTGGCCCCCGTGGGGCCTTCAATGCGGGGGTACACCGCCCGCACGGTCTTGACCGAATACGGGTCATCCAGGGGGATGTTGGTTCGTTCAATGTAGGCCGTGAAGTCCACCCCAACGTTGTTGGTGCCGCCGTCGCCCAGCAAGATGTTGGAGGCGTTGCACAGCAACAAGCGCCCATCGCTGGGGTTCATCTCGTCTTGCGCCCACACCGTGGCGTCCGACTGCCAGCCGTCGCTGTCGGAGGCCCAGGTCTCGGCCACTCCAGGTGCGATCAGGCCAAAGTCGCCGTAGGTCACGTTGGGCAGGTCGCGCGGTGACAAGGTGTCATCCGCAAAGTTCCACACCAACGCCTTGGTGCAGGTGGTCTGCCCCACCACCGGGAAGCAGATCCACACCTCGTTGCGCCGCAGGTTGGCCGTCAGGAACGAGCGGGCGTAGTAGGTGGTGTCCATCTGCGTGAACAGCCACCGGCGCATGCGGGCGGTCAGGATGGACTTGGGGCCCTGGCCGTTGTGCACGATCACGTCGCCTGGGGTGAGCACCACATGCCCCACGGGCGTGTTGGCGATGCAACCACGCGCCAAGGCGCCCACGTCGCCGGGCAGGCGCTGAAAAGCAAAGATGTACTGCCCGCCCACGTAGCGCATCGAGTACATCGAGCGCTCTTTGTAGATGATGTTGGCGTCGCCCATCACCATCTGGTCCACCATCAGGTCGCCGGTCTCGGCCAGATCCAGCTCGCCCGCATCAATCGCGGGGTTGGTCTCGTCCCAGCTTGCGGGGATGGCGCCCGGCACCGCGGCGTCGCTCCACTTGACCATGTGCGGGTAGGCCGTGCCGCTCTTGGTGATGCCAATGCCCACCAAGTAGTTCTTGAACGGGCGCAGGCTCTTGGCGCGCCAGTTGACGTTCCAGCCCGTGAGCGTGGCTAGGTTGTTGACCACGTTGCCGCCCCAGTACTGCGGCACGTCTTTCTCGTTGTTCATCACCAGCACGCCGTTGAGCGAGCCGCCGGTCCAGCGGTCATCCACCGCCCCCGTGGGCGCCGTGCCGGTGATGTCGGTGCGCGTGGTGCCGTCGTCCACGTACACCGCGCTCAAGCCGGCATGCACCCAAAAGCGCGCGCTGGTGGTGACGTAAGGTGCCGTCCAGTAGGGCGTGACCGATGGCGCCGTGAAGATGCCCTTCAGGCCGCCAAAGCGCTCGGCGTAGCCATCCCGAAAACGCACATTGTTGGCATCGCTCCAGGCGTTGAGGGGCAGCTCCTGCGGCGCCTGGTCGGCCAGCACGCCGTACTGGCCGGCGTTGGGCAGGGTGATGATGGCCATGTCAGAGCGTGGCGGCGGTGATGAACAGCGCGTCCAGCGCCGCAGCGTCCAGCCCCAGCGCCGGGGCCAACTGCGCTACCAGGGCGCTGTCGCGCTTGACCTCGGCGGCGTACTCCCACTCAATCTGCGCCTGCTCCTTGTCGGGGCTGGGCAGAGCGGCAATGGCGGCGTCCACGTCTTGGAGCTTGCCGGCCTGCAGCAGGGCCAGGCGGGCCTGACGCATGGACACCACCCCCGGCACGGGCGGCGGCTTGGGCGCGGGCGCGGCCCAGTTGGTGCCGTCGTAGGTCCAGCCAATGCCCACGTCGTCCGTGCACGCCACGGCACCGACGCTGGCGGCGAACTCCGCGTCCGCGACGATCATGTTGGCCACTTGGCCGCTTTCAATGATTGCGTAGCGCATGTTGTGCCCTCACCAAGCGTAGACGCGCACCAAGCCGTTGCCGCCCGTACCGCCCGCGCCTGAGTTATTGCCGTTCAAAGAGCCAGCGCCGCCGCCTCCGCCACCACCGAACGTGCCGCCTGCGCCACCCGCCCCACCGGCACCCACGGCGATTGCCGTGATGCTGCGTTGGGTCCACGCCGTTATGTTGGTAGAAGTAATACCGGCAAAAGTGTTGTTTATGTTTGAACCAACAAACCAAGTTGTTCCTGTATAAGCCAACCCTGAATAAGCGTCTGTCGTTCCATCTGTTTGCAAAGTCCAAGTATTACCATCTGTACTGGTGTACAAAGAACTTGCGCCAGTAGCCAGAATGAAATAACCACCCAAATACCTTAAACTTGGGTACGTGTTTGATGCATTTGCTGTTGTTGAACTTGTTCCAACAAATGACTGTCCATTGTTTGTAGAAATGTACGTAAATGGGGTCGTGGTTGTTGATATTACAACCGTTGATCCATTTGCGGCAATATCATAAACTATACTGACACCGCCAAGACCCGTTGCATTAGACCATGATATCAGGTTGGATGAATATATAACACCAGAACTTTGCGCCGTAGCCACATAGTTTGTCCCAGTCCAAATTACATAGACAATTGTGCCGATGGTTCCTGATGTACGCGCCGTCCATGTTGTAAGGTCAGTAGAGGTGGCTAAATAGCCACTGTCGCCACCAACCAACCACACCCCATTAGCGTAATTAAGATATCTTCCAGAAGATGGCAAATAACCTGCTATTGACCAAGTTGAAAAATTGGTACTTGTATATACAGTTGCCCCTGCTGCATCCGAATATACGTACCATGCGCTATTGACATATAGAACTTTATTTATAGCTCCTTGTGGGCCCGGTACAGCAGCAAACGTCCACGTAGTACCATTGTCCGTGCTTGTAATTACTACCGCGTTTCCATCCGTCGTAGCAACAAGCCGTCCGTCACCGTATGCGGCGTCATATATTCCGGCAGTAGATAACCCAGTGCTATTTGCGCCGCCACCGCCACCTCCTTGACGTCCAATACCGGGAAATCCATTAAAACCAATGCCACCAGCGCCTGCTCCGTTGCCTGATGTTCCGGTAATTGCTCCACCAAACCCGCCAAAACGAACCGTATTTCCAGAGTCTATTGCGCCACCTGCACCGCCGCCTGGGCCACCTTGGTAAGAGCACCCTCCAGCATATGTGGTCGAAGTACCGTCAAACCCGCCACCCATTCCGCCGCCAAAACCAGATGCTGTTGCAACTCCAGTACCGCTTGCTTGGCCGCTTCCAAAATGACCAGCAACGGTTTGTCCAGTCGGTAGACCTACATTTGGATCTCCTGTGCTTGAAAGCACACCGCCGCCTTTGGTCGCTGATGAAGACGATGCCTGACCAAATACTCCGCCGCTACCACCAAAAGCCGTCAAATAAAGGCCAAAAGTGGTATTCCCACCGGCTGACCCTGAGGCTCCATCCGTGCTGTCTGCTGTCCTTGCAGCACCGCCGGCTCCACCCGCGCCAATCGTTACAGATATGGTGGACGGTAAATCGCTAGCCTTGAACAGACGAAACGCATAAGCCCCACCACCGCCACCTGCGCCGCCTCCACGAACACTGGCCGCGGCTCCTCGTCTGCCAGATCCGCCGCCGCCGCCCGCGCCCCAAGCTTCGACCATCACAAAGGTTGCACTGGAAGGCTTGGTCCAGGTGCCAGACGAGCTGAACTCTTGAAGGCTGGCCGCAACGACCGCCGCCCAGCTCGCAGTGGTGCCATTGGTGGTGACGTACTTGCCCGCATTACCGGTTTGCGACGGCAGCGCGGCGTTGAACGCCGTGGACTGGACAAACGCCGTGGTAGCCAGTTGTGTTGTGTTGGTGCCGGCCGTCGCGGTTGGGGCGGTGGGCGTGCCCGTCAGCGCCGGGCTGGCCAGCGGGGCGTAGCTGGTGGCCACGTATGCGGTGGTGGCCACCTGCGTGGTGCTGGTGCCCGCTGCGGCGGTGGGCGCGCTGGGCGTACCCGTGAACGTGGGCGAGTCAATTGGCGCCTTGGCATTCAACTGCGTCTGCAACGCACTTGTTGCCCCAGCCACATAGCCCAACTCGGTCGAGGACACACTGCCGATTGACGTGGTGGACGGCAGCGCCACCGTGCCCGTGAAGGTGGGCGATGCACTGGGTGCCTTGGCGTTGAGCTGAGTCTGCAGCGCACTGGTCACCCCCGCCACATAGCCCAGCTCGGTGTGCGTGGCCGACACCGCCCCCGTCACGTTGGGGAAGGTCGCCTTGACCGTGGACTTAAGCAGGCGCAGGTGATCGTCGCCCTCGCTCTTTGGATCTGTGGCGCCCGGCTTGGTGGCGTCCAGTTGGTTGATGTAGGTGGCGCTTTCAACGGTCATAGAGTCCTCACTCGCATGGCAGAGCCCGAACGCACTGCCGCGTCATCGGCTTGCTGCAGCGCGGCCACTTCGGCCCGGTACTTGGTGTCCCACATCGGGGTGCGCTCGTCTTCCATCAGGTAAGGCGCGCCCTCAGCCAAAGCCCCGAACAGGTACACCCCGGGGTGGTTGGTCAGCAACCAGTTGGTGGGCGTGGTCGACAGCGCCGCAAAGCGCTGGTAGTAGTCCAGGCTCACCGTGTAGACGGCGTCTGGTGTGGGTCCAAACTGGATCGTGTCGCCCACGATGGTGTAGACCACCGGCTGGCCGTTGGCGTAGCCGCTCGGGAACTTGCGGTCCAGGATCTCGGGCGTGACCACCGACAGCGCCGCGGGCGGCGTGGTGTTGGTCAGCGTGATGTTTTCCATCTCCAAGAAGTCGCTGGGCAGCGTCACGGTCTGCGTGCCGGCCACGGTGCTCAGCGCCGTGTTGGTGACCTGGCGGCGCAGGCGCAGGTCTCGCGCAATGCGCGCCTCGGCCAGCGTGATGAAGTCCGGGATGATGGACGTCAGGTCCGACCGCTTGAGCCAGTTGGCCACCGAGGTCTGCAGGTCGGAGTAGGTGGCAATGGCCATGTCACACCCTGCCCTTCCAGATGCGGAAATGCGCCAGCGCCGGATCGTTCAGCAAGCGCTTCTGGTGCTCCGGTGAGCGGCCCAGCTCCTGCAGCGTGATGGCGTGGTCGTTGAGGTAGCGCTCCACCAGCACCATGGGGATG